AGGGGGGTGGGGGGTAATGGAAGAATACTCGGAAAAAAATATAAAAGAATTAGAAAATCAGCTACTTTCTAAAATCGGCTATTTCAGTCCTAGAAAAAAGGATGCGATCCAGTATGAAAAAGTCAATCGCTATCTTTATCTTGTCCGGCTGCTTTATGAATTAAAATCTCGTCTTGAAGAAGATGGACTCGTAGTCACTGTCCACAATGGCCAACAAAGATTTCAAAAAGCGAATTCTCTCATCAAGGAAATTAACACAACAAGTAATCAGCTTTTGGCGATTGAGCGATCGTTTGATTTCGAGGTTGAAAATTCTCCTGTTGAGAAATCTACGTCTGGAAGTGATCTGTTATGATTTCTCATCCGTTGGTTGATGACTATATCAAAATGGCCGAACGTGGAGAAATTGTCGTCAACGAAGAAAGAAAGTTGCTGTTTAAAATCATCAAGGATAAAATCTATCCTCGCGATGATTTGTATTTTGATAATGACCTGATTGAGAAATTCATTCGGTTTACGGAAAAGAACTTTTTCCCTTTAGCAAAGTACCAGCTTTTCTTGACTCCGTTTATCTTTCTTTTTCGGAAAGAGGACGGAGAGCCACACTTCGACGAGTATCTATACACACTTGCTCGTGGAGGTGGCAAAAACGGTTTTATGTCAGCCAGATCCTCGTTTTTTATCAGTCCTATCTATCCTATCAGAGATTATGATGTGACCATCACTGCTAACTCTGAGAAACAGGGTAAGGTTTCCTTTGAGGAGGTCTATGAGACTATTCAAAGGCGTGGTCTTGAGGACCATTTCTATCTAACTAAAATGTCTATTACAGGTCGAGCGAACAACTCGGTCTTTTCTTTTCGGACGAACAATCCGAAGACCATGGACTCTGCTCGTGATGGTTGTCTTGAGTTTGACGAGATCCACCAGTTTGAAGATGATAAAGCTGTGAAGGTTCAAAGGTCCGGTCTTGGTAAGATTGCTCATGCTCGGACTTTCTACAACGGTACGAATGGGTATGTGCGTGAGGGATTCTATGACAAGCTGATAGAGAAGTCTATGCAAATCTTGAATGGAGAGGTTGATGATTTTAGGCTATTCCCTTTTATCTGCAAGCTAGACAATGCGGATGAAGTGGACGACATGAAGAACTGGCCAAAGGCGAATCCGATGTTGGATGAAAGTACCCCTTATGCTAAAAGGTTGCTTGCTAGAACAAAGGCTGACTATGACGACCTTGAGCTGGAACCGTCTGGCCGTCAGGAGTTCATGACAAAACGGATGAATCTTCCTGAAGCGGACCTTGAGAAAGATGTGACCTCTCGAGAAAAGTTAGTGGCTTGTCTACGGTCTCCTGGTATCGACTTGAAAGGTCGGTCATGTGTCGCTGGGTTTGACTATGCGAGCATCCGAGACTTTGCGAGTGTGGGATTGCTATTTAAGAATGGGGATGAATTTATCTGGAAGCAACATTCCTTTGCTCGTAAAGCATTTTTGAAAGCTTTCAAGCTAAAAGCGCCTATTGAAGAATGGGCTGAAAAAGGTCTTTTTACAATCGTTGATGGTCCGAGTATTGATCCTAGACTTTTGATAGCCAAGCTGGAAGAATGGAGAAATCTTTATCAGATTGAGCTTGTATGTGCCGATGGTTTCAGAATGGACTTGTTGAAACCTCTTTTGGAAGAGGCTGGATTTGAATATGAGTTTTTACGAAATCCAGGGGCTATCCAATCCAAGGTTGCGCCAATTATTGAAGATGGATTTGCAAATGAGCGTTTTATCTTTGAGGGCGATAACTCTATGATTTGGTATACAGATAATACCTATGTCAAAGAGGACAAGGACGGCAATAAGCGTTTCTTGAAAAAAGAACCTGTCAGAAGAAAGACGGATGGATTTCATGCCTTGATAGCTGCTCTTTACAAGAGGGAGCTGGTGCAAGAGTCAAATGTTGGGGAATTCCTTGATATGCTCGATAGCTGGGATTTTTAATTTAAGAATAAATTTTGGGTGGGTGGTCGGCAGAAATTAAAAGAAAGGAGGAAGTGCATTGGGGTTACTGAATTTATTTAAGCGTGAAGTGCCAGAGGTTGGTTTTGAGTTTGAGGATCTTGAACGGATGTTTGGCAACCTCCAACTTAAAAGCTTAGCGATTGATAAGTCAGCTGAGTTCATCGCTCGAATTTTTGCTAAATCAGCATTTAAGTATCAAGAAAACGGCAAAGCTAAGTCTTCTGATTGGGACTACTTGCTGAATGTAAGGCCTAACAAGAACGAATCAGCGTCAGATTTTTGGCAAAAGGTCGTCTATCGGTTGATCACTAAGAATGAGGTCCTAATCTTTCTTACAACTGATGACCAGTTGCTTGTTGCTGACTCTTACACACGGACTAAATATGCTGTTTATGATGATGTGTTTGAGTTTGTAACTTGTAGAGGATATACCTTTGAGAAGCGTTTTCGGATGAATGAAGTCATTTTCTTACAGTACAACAATAACCGACTGCAAGATTACATTTCTGACTTATTTGCTGATTACGAGAAGTTGCACACTCGTTTGGTCGAGGCCTTGGCTAGGAATAATCAAATCAGAGGAACTCTGAAAACCAAAAACAATGGGAGTTTTGATAAGCAGATGCGTGATAAACTCCAATCATATGCTGATGGACTCTTTAAATCATTTAGCACTAAAACGATTGCCATTGTTCCAGCTCAGGACGGAATGGAATATTCCGAGCATACGAACACAACAGGAACTTCAAATATTTCTGTTGATGAGTTGAAGAAAATTCGTCGGCAATTTGATGATGAGGTCGCTGACGTCTTAGGGATTCCAACAGCTTTAAGTCATGGCGATATGGCCAATCTGGAAAAAAGCCAAAAGATGTTCAATAGTTATTGTTACCAATCACTCGTTAAGAAAATGAGTGATGGGCTTAATTTCGCTTTAGTGTCAAGACGGCAATATGAGCGCAATAATCTATTTGTAATCATCGGCGAAGGTCAGAAAGATAAGTTTGCACTTGCTGAAAACATTGATAAGCTTATTTCTTCTGGAGCAATGACTCGAAACGAGGTGCGCTCTGAACTTGGCTTAGAATCTGTCCCTGGTGGCGATAAATTCCTCATCACCAAAAACTATCAACTTGGTGAACAGTTAGAGAAAGGAGGTGAGAAAGAAGATGAAAGTAATTCCGATTAAGGGTACGATTGTATCAAACAATGACAGATGGCTTTACGACTGGCTTGAGTGGGATGCAACCGCTCCGAAAGATGTTGTCCTCCCTGAAAGTGGTGAACCAATTGAGGTTCATATCAATTCGGGTGGTGGAGATGTTTATGCTGGTAGTGAAATCTACACTGCTCTACGCTCGTATCCTGGCGACGTGACCGTGAAGATTGTCGGCATTGCAGCAAGCGCAGCAAGCGTGATTGCAATGGCAGGAGATACGGTTGAAATCAGTCCGACTGCCCAAATCATGATCCACAATGTCTCAACTCAAGTAAATGGAGACCATAATACTCTGCTTCATGAAGCTGGGGTACTAGAAGGGTTTAACAAATCTATCGCTAGCGCTTATGTTCATAAGACTGGAAAAGCTCTAGATGACTTGCTTGGCTTGATGAACAAGACTACCTGGTTTGATGCTGAATCAGCTTTGAATCATGGATTTGTAGACAAGATTATGTTTACAAATGAAGTCGCTCCGACTCTGGTAGCGAGTGAAACTCCTATGATCCCAAGTGATTTTATCGAAAAAATGAGGTCAGCAATGACACCGGATATCGATAAAATCGCTGAGTTGGTGGCTGATAAGCTAGAAGCTCGACAAATTGAAAAAGAGGCTTTCGAAAATAGCGAATTTGTACAGAAGAAATTCAATTTTCCAGAAAGTCCAGAAAATAACACAGACAAGGCTGTTCCTAAAGGGTTCGGTCTTTTTATGTTTTAAGAAAGGAAAAAACAGAATGACAATGCAATTATCTAATCAATTTGAAAAACAACGTCAGGCATTTTTGGATGCCGTTTCAAATGGTGCACCTCAAGAAGAGCAAGCGAAGCTATACAATGACATGATCGAGTCCATGACAAATGAAATGATGGCTCAAGCTCGTGATGCTGCCCGTGAAGAAGTTTCTACCTTGAATCCATACGATGCCAAGTTGACCGCTGAAGCTCGTGAGTTTTTCAATAATATTGAAAAGGCAGCACCTGAAGGGATTGAAAAATTCATCCCGCAAGAGATCATTGACCATATCTTTGAAGATTTGGTGCAAGCTCGCCCACTCCTTCAACATATCGGCCTTAAAAATGCTGGTATTCGCTTGAAATTCCTCAAATCAGAGCAAACAGGCCAAGCTGTTTGGGGTAAAATCAATGGAGAAATCCAAGGACAACTTAAACAAAAATTCAATGAAGAAGAAGCAATCCAACACAAATTGACTGCTTTCGTTGTAATTCCAAAAGATGCTGAAAAATTCGGCCCAGCTTGGTTGGCAAAATTCGTCTCTGTTCAAATCACAGAAGCCTTTGCAGTTGCCCTTGAAGCTGCTTTCTTGAATGGTGATGGGGATAATAAACCTATCGGACTTACTCGTACTCTTACAGGAACTGTTTCAGGCGATCATACAACTCATGATGAAAAAACAGCTCAAACTACTAAGTTGACTTTTGCCGACTCAGCAACCGTAGTCAAAGAATTGACAAAAGTATGTAAATACCATTCAACAAAAGCTGATGGCACTACTCCAGTTGCAGTTGAAGGCAACCTTGTAATGGTTGTTAATACAGCCGATGCTTGGGATGTGAAGAAACAATACACTTCATTGAACGCCCAAGGAACCTACATCACTGCAATGCCATTCAACATTATCTTGGTAGAATCTGTGGCGCAGATGGCTGGTAAAGTAACTACATTTGTCAAAGGTCGCTACGATGCCTTTGTCGGTGGTGGTATTTCACTTGGTCGCTACACAGAAACCTATGCTTTGGAAGATTTGAACCTCTACACTGCTAAGCAATTTGCTTACGGTAAGGCTCACGATGAGAAGACTGCGGCAGTCTGGACTCTACAACTTCCACAAGCCTAATCTAGGAGTTGAATCATGACTCCAGAAGAACAACTTCATCCACTCCTTAAATCTTTCAAGGAGCGGATGAGGATTTTTCATACTGGAGAGGATAACAACCTCTCTAAAATGTTGGAAAGTTCTGAATCAGCCATCCTCAGTCTGGTCGGTAGCAAGGACTCTGCTGATCCACGAGTGAGAGAGCTTATTTTAGAACGTGCTCGATATGTCTACAATGATCAAGTTGAATTTTTCTACGGGAACTTTCAAGGAGATTTGATGGCATTATCACTAGAAAATTACAAATTGGAGGAAAAACATGATTAAGGTTTTAAAAGGCTTTTACGACATCAAAGAAGGGGTGTTTCGTTCTGTTGGCCAAGAATTTGAAGAGTCAAAAGAGCGTTTCGATGAAATCAACGAAGCGTTGCCTGACTTTGTTGAATGGGAAGACAAACAATCAGAAGTAACAATGTCTGATGTCCTATCAGACTAATCGCCCTAGTTATCGCTACAAAAAGCCGGAGGCTCAAAACGGAGACCTGAGAACCCCCTTGACTTTCTATACTTCTAAAGTCGAGGAGGGGCTTCATGGTCGTGATGTGTCTCATGAGAAGGCTTTTTTTACGATGGGCCAAGTTTACTCCCCTAGCTTTAAAGACATCGAGATTGCGACTGGTAAGTCTATGCAAGCTAAGATGACTTTGAAAATTCGAGATCCTTTGTCTGATTATCAGCCTAAGAATGAGCATTTTGTCGAAGTCGGCGATATTCGTTTAGGCAGCAAGAAATGGCAAATTATCGATGTTCGTCCTGATTTTGACAATCGGGATTTTTTGATAGTCGTCATTGGTGGTGGTCAAGATGTCTAGTGGAGCAGAATCAAGAGGCTTTGACGATGTTCTTAGAAACCTCGAAGTTCATCTTGGTGATACTAAGGTCAAACGTGCTACGAGTCGAGCCTTGAAGGCAGTCGCAAACGAGACTCTAGAAGAGTTCAAAGGTGCTCTGCAGGTCTACAAAGATACTGGAGAAACCATCGAAAGCGCTACTGCTGGACGTGTGACGGGTCTTGCTAGTGGTGTTCCTGTTGTGAAAATCGGTTTTGGCGAGGGTTCTCGCTGGCGTTTGGTTCACTTGAATGAGTTTGGATATGGTAAGAATCCACATCCAAGGGGATTCGGTGTCATCAGACGGTTTTCAGAAGCTCATGCTAAAACATATAAATACAGAATCGCTAGTCATTTGAAGACGGAGGGGTTTTAGATGGTTAAAGATAAGTTTGATGAACTCTATGAGGCTTTGAAAAAAGATGCGTCTTTAGCTGGAATCAGTATCAAATCTTTTAAACGTCCTGATTCGTTACCAAATAATGAGCCAAGTATCGTTATCAGACCAGTTGGTCCGCCGATGCAGGCAGTTCATGGCAGTAATACGAGTCTGGCTAAGACATTTCTCTATCAGGTTAATGTAGAGTCTGTTGACTATATGGAGTGCAAAGAACTCCAAAGAAAAATTGAAAAGATTATGGAAGACCATGGATTTTATCAAACCGTTGGTGGCTTGGATGAATGGATTCCAGAAATCAAACGCTATGTAGATGCTCGGACATACAAGGGTCAGAGTACTCTATACGAAGAATACTAAATTAAAGAAAGAGGTGCTATAAATGGCATTGGTTGGTTTTAAACGTATGACAATTCGTGTGTTGGATGGGAACGCTAATCCGACACCGGGAGAGAACCTTTTTGTAATTGAAGGACAAACTGGTAAAGGTGCGACTCGCACTGCTAAGATTTCAGGTCTCGCAAGTGATCCAGTAAAAACCTATGGTAGCGATGTCGCTTACCACGTATCAAACCGTGGTGTTGGCGATGTGAAGATGGAACTGACTGCGGTTGATATTCCTTCAACAGTACTCGCTAAAATCCTCGGACACCAAGTTAAAGATGAAATCATTGGCATTGGTGCAGACACAGTTGCTCCATACTGCGCTGTTATGCTTGAGTCTCAGACTGCAAATGGGACTCAGGCACAAGTCGGATTCTTCAAAGGACAATTCTCAATGGACGCTGAAGAACTTGAAACGCTTAAAGATAAGCAAGAAGAACTTCCAGATGACAGTTTGAGTTTCGCTGCTATTGCAAGTGATGACACTGAAACAAATGGTCTTTACTATGTGAAATACATTGGTAAAGATGATGCTAAGCTCAAAAAATTCAAAGGGCAACTTAAAATGGTTGCTGCAGGGTAGGAAGAGGGCGCAAGCTCTCTTTTTATCTTTTTTTCTAGAAAGGAAAGTAAATGGCTAAGGTTAAATTTTTAATTAAAAATGAAAAGGGTCAAGATGTTCAAAAGACCAGTAAGGAAATTACTACCAAGGACTATCGCGACTACTTGATTCTCAATGAAGCACTATCATCTGATGTGTCAGAGGTAGAGAAATTAGACAAGCAATTGGAATTTATCGCCTCACTGTTTGAAGATTTGGAAGTGGAAGAACTTTTGAAATTCACGGATATGGCAGATATTTTTGCGGTATTTGCAGACATCTACTCTCATCTTGTGGGTGATGTTGACCCAAAGGAGAAAAAATAAAGCCAAGTGAAGCGCTAAAACGGTTTTATGGTTTTGTCAAACAAGCTACTGAAGGACCATACGGCATGAGTATCCGTGATGTTATGGATACGAGCTGGGAGGACCTGATGGGTGTTCTTGGTGAAACTGAATCTGCTAAAACTGAGGAAGTCATGGATCTTGCTGACTTTCTAGAAATGATTTAAAAAGGAGGATTTGAATGGCAGGTGGAACGCCGTTAGGTCAAATGTATATCGAGCTAGGGCTGGACGTGTCGAAGTTCAATCCTACTCTAAATGGTGCTAAAAATGCGGTTAAATATTTTCAAAGCAATGTAAAGGCGCTAGATAGCTCACTTAAAAACAACGGGAAAAACACAGACTTGCTTCAAGCTAAGTACAAGACACTTGGTCAAGCGATTGAAGCGCAAAGAAAAGTCTTGGACCAGATGAAGAAAAGTTTTGATACTCTCGAACCTGGTACGGCTAAATTTGATAAGGCCGCTGCTGAGATTGAACGTGAGAATGCTAAGTTGGCAGCTATGGAAGGTCAACTTAGACGTGTTGAACAAGCATTGATTGCAGTAGGTAAAGAAAACAGTTTTGCCACTCGTTTAAACAAACTAGGAGATGGTTTGATTAAGGGTGGTGATAAGATTAAAACGTTTGGAGATAATGTCTCAACACTCGGTGGAAAGTTAACTACAGGATTAACTGCTCCATTAGTTGCAAGTGTAGGGTTGATTACAAAGGCTGCAATCGACTATGAATCTGCTTTTGCAGGTGTCAAAAAGACAGTAGACGAAACTGCGACAGTTTCTTATAAAAACTTGTCAGACGGTATTCGTCAAATGGCTAAAGAATTGCCAGCTAGTGCAGTTGAGATTGCAAATGTAGCAGAAGTAGCAGGTCAGCTTGGTATTAAGGCAGAAGATATCCTTAAATTCTCACGTACTATGATTGATATGGGAGAATCAACCAACGTGAGTGCTGAAGATTCTGCAACTGCAATCGCTAAGATTGCAAACATTTTAGGATTGACATCGGACGATTATTCTCGATTCGGTGCATCTGTTGTTGACCTCGGTAACAACTTTGCTACAACCGAAAAAGACATCGTAGAAATGACAAATCGTTTGGCAGCAGGTGGTAAACTTGCAGGATTGACTGCTCCAGAAATATTAGGTCTTGCAACTGCCATGAGTAGTGTAGGTATTGAAGCAGAAGCAGGTGGTACTGCCATGACTCAAACCCTTACTGCTATCGGTAATGCAGTCTCATTGACAACTAAGGACTCAGCAGATGATTTAGCATTGATTGCTAAAGTTGCAGGAACAACATCAGAAGAATTCCAACAAGCTTGGAAAGAGAAACCTGCTGAAGCTTTACAATCATTTATTAAAGGTCTTAATACAGCGCACGAAAAAGGCGCAAATATGGATGCTATCTTGATGAAATTAGGCATGACAGGGATTAGGCAAGGTAATATGCTTAAATCTTTAGCTTTATCATCAGATAAGATGGGAGCAGCAGTCGAACGTTCTAATCAAGCCTGGAAAGAAAACACTGCCTTAACCAATGAAGCAAATAAACGTTATGAGACTACTGAGTCTCAATTAAAGATGTTTAAAAACCAAATTACCGACCTGGCTATTGAGTTTGGTGGACCTCTATTAAAGGCTCTACGAGACGGATTAAAAGCAGGCAAACCATGGCTTGAGACACTAGCTAAGATGGCTAAACAGTTTAGCTCAATGTCTGAAGAACAACAAAGAAACATCTTAAAATGGGGCGCTTTAGCAGCAGGCGCTGGACCAGCGTTATCGATATTCGGTAAAGGTATTGGTGTTATTGGTAACTTAACTCAAGCTTTGGGTTGGTTGACAAAAGGAACAGGTAAAGCAGTTGGTGGCCTATCATTAATGGCTAAGACCTTCCAAGCTTTTAAAACAACTGGAAATCTAACCTCTGCATTTCAACTTGCAAGCTCTGGTATGGCATCATTCGGAACTGCTACAGTTTCAGCATCATCATCAACAGGACTGCTAGGTACATCTATGAGTTTACTTGCAAATCCTTTAGGATTGGTAGTTGGAAGCCTAGCCTTGGCAACTGCAGGTCTTGTCTATCTTGGAAACGAGAAAGATAAGGCTAGAATCAAGACTGAAGAGTTTGGTTCACAGTTAAGCGACACTGCAAGAGGGGAGCTAAGAAACTTCCAGAAGACAGTTGATGAAACCAGTACAGCAGTTGCAAACTTCGGAACTCACGCTGGAGATGTCGAGAAAGTCTCAGGAGCTTTTAAAAAGCTTTATGAAGATATCCAAGCAGCAGCAGACCAAAGCAACCACAGAATGGAAGAACTCGGTGCTAAGTGGGGCTTAAGTGAAGAACAAATCGCTAAAGTTAAAGAAAGAAATGGTCAAGTTGTTTCAAATACAGAAACAATGATGAACCAAATCAATGAAATCTATCAACGTCATAATGGTGATGCTAGTAAGTTTTCTCAAGAAGAAAAAGAAATCATCTTGAACAACCAAAACGAGATGATTAAAGCTAAGTTAAAGTTGATGAGTTTGTCCGAAGAACAACAAACAGCAGCACTTCAAGCTTTAAATGGTAAAATCAGCTCACTGAACGAAACTCAATTAAAACATACTAGAGATGTTTTAAAACAAGCTATGGATGAAGAGAAAAAACTCTATGAAACATCCAAAGGTGAGTGGAAAGAATTGCTAGATGGTAAAGCTATTGACCAAGAGACTTATAACAAGAAAATACAAGAGCTTGAAGCAAACCATACACAAACTATGGAAGCTTTGGGAAGTAAGTATTATCAAGTTATGAAAAACTTGGACGAAAAAGTTAAGTCTAGAACGGGTCAAAGTTGGAACTATTGGGAAGAAGCTAAGAAAACCTTAGAAGAGTACGGATTATCTTATGAAGAAATCGGACGTAAGGCAGCAGAAGCATCTCAAAAAGCAGGCAATTCTCACAGCATCCTTGCTAAATATACTAGTGAGATGAACAAAGAAGTCAAAGAAGCTAATGATGCTTGGTCTTTACTCGTTGGTAATATTGATAAGAATGGTAATTTCCAAGTTAAGTCAAACGTTAAGGAAGTAATCGGTGAAGCTTCTAAATCTGCTGAAGGCTGGGAACAATTACAGTTCATTGCTAAAAATGCAGAAATCAATTCAAACGCTCGTACAACCATCGCTGAAGCACTTGTAGAGTCAGGCAAATGGAAAGACATAAGCCTGGAAGAAAAACAAGTCATCGTTAAGAATCAAGCAGGCTTACAAGCTATTTTTGATAGTGAAAATCATCTTAAAATTTGGAACAGCATGCCTGCAGAAGTTAAAGAGTTGCTTTTAAAAAATGCAGATGTTATGAACAAAGCAGATGAAGCTTCAAAGGCACTTTATAATTATGATTCGTTAACACCAAAACAAAAGGAGTTACTAGCGACAGATGAGAGTTTTAGAACTGCAGTTGCTAGATCGACTGATACTTTAACTACGTGGAACGCAACCACTCCATTCACTAAAGACTTTAAAGCAAATGCGACAGATGTTTTAAATAATGGTCAGTTATCTATTGATAAAATCATGTCTTGGAATTTAACAACAGCTGATACTAAATCATTAGATGCAGTTGATAATACTGGCGTTGCTGTAGGAAGTGCAATGCTAAGCGTGAACTCTCCAAAACAAGAAGCACCAATTGGTATCAATGCAACAGATTTAACAGGTCCAGAATCAGCATCTGCAAGCGCTGGAATCAATGCGATTAAGCAGTATGATCCAGTGAATATTCTTGCTAAGAATGATACCGATGGTACTGTTAGTGAGGTCAAAAGCGGTGTAAATGGTATTCAAGACAAGACGGTTACTATCAATGCTCAAGATAATGCTTCTGGGGTTCTTTCAGGTATTAAGAGCTGGATTGATAGTGTAACTGGTAACTTCTTCACTAATGTTTTTGCTAGTAAACACGCTCATGGTACAAACTATCACCCAGGTGGACTTGCAGTGGTTAACGACCAAAGGAATAGAACCTATAAAGAAATGGTTACATTACCAGACGGTCGTAGTTTCGTTCCAGAAGGCAGAGATGTATTGTTACCACTTCCAAAAGGTTCAAAAGTCTTACGAGCTGATAAGACAAAACGCTTAATGCGTAGCATGGGAATTCCTAAGTACGCAAATGGTATTGGTATTCCAAGTGATGCAAAATTCCTACGAGAAATGGAACAAGCACAACAAAAAATTGTAGTACGCGATAAGAACGCAAACAATGGTCAAAATATGGCAGAAGTCGTGTCTGAGATAGCGATTCTGAGGTCAAGTTTAGAAAAATTACTTACTGCTATACTTGAAAAACCT